GTGAACATCCTCGTCTGCGCCGCCCACCCGGATGATGAGTGCCTCGGATGCGGAGCCACGATTGCCAAATTGGCGAGGGACCATTCCGTCCAGATCGTGATTTTCGGGCAGGGGGGCACCAGCCGGCCAGACGAGGCCCAGTACGTCGAGGAGTTGCGGGAGCAGGCCGAGGAGGTGGCGAGGATCCTGGGGGCCAAGGTCAGTTTCCATAATCTGCCGGACAATCGCTTTGACACGGTGCCCCTCCTGTCAATCGTCCAGGTTGTCGAAATGGAGATCCGGCATTTCAGCCCGGAGGTGATCTACACGCACCATCCCGCGTGTCTCAATATCGATCACCGCCGCCTGTTCGAGGCTGTCTTGACGGCCACCCGCCCGATGCCCGGTTGCCGCGTGCGGGAACTCTACGCTTTCGAGGTTCCCAGTAGCACGGAGTGGGCATTCGGCCTGGGCAACGGCTTTCGCCCTAACGTGTTCGTGGACGTGACAGACACCATCGAGGCCAAGGTCCGGGCCTTGCAGTGCTACGCCGGGGAGACGCGCCCTGCCCCACACCCGCGGTCGCCCGAAGTTCTCCGCGCGATTGCCCGCCGCTGGGGGTCGGTGTGCGGGTGCGAGTATGCGGAGGCGTTTGAACTCATCCGGAGGGTTGACCGTTGACGAATCCCCCGACATCTGCTACAAGGGAGACCATGAGCCCATGAGCAAGCGCGCCGCGCCCAGCAAGACGAGCCCGCCTCCGCCCGCTAGTGACAAGACTTCCCCCAAACCCGAAGGCCCCATGCGGATGACGAACAAGACCCGAGAACTGTTCTCCGCCGAGGCCCACGCTCAAGCCCTCCAATTGCGAATCGCTGGCAAAACCTACGAGACGATCCGAAAGATCATGGGTTGGAAAAATAAGTCCGTCGCCTATAACGTCTGTATGCGGGAAATGCGGAGAATCAAAGAGGAGCCTTCGGTGGAACTGCGGGCCATGGAAGAGGCCCGCATGGACGAACTGTGGCGCAAGGGAATGGAGGTGCTAACCGGCGCTCATGTGGTGCTGTATAAAGGCAAAGTTGTTCTCGATCCGAAGACGAAAGAGCGGTTGATGAATAATGGGCCAGTCCTGGAGGCGATTAGCAAATTGATTTCGATTTCCGAACGGCGCTCAAGGCTTAGGGGCCTCGACATGCCAATCAAGATTGCACCGACAAGCCCGGAAGGTGATAAGCCCTATGACCCGCTGCACGTTTATGTGCCAGACAATTTCCGTGAGACGCCGGAGCCCCCTCCATCCACGGGCACGAAGCCATGAGCGAAATCCGTCCGCATCCCGGCCCACAAGAAGCAGCCCTCGCCTCCTCCGCCGATATCGTCATTATGGGCGGCGCGAAGGGCGGCGGGAAGACGCGGGCGCTGCTGATGGAACCGCTGCGCCACATGAAGAACCCGAATTTCAGCGCGGTCATCTTCCGCCGGGAGTCCCCCCAGATCACCAACCCCGGCGGACTGTGGGACGCGAGCCAGGAAATCTATCCGCGCATCGGAGCACGCCCGAGAATCGGTAGCCTTGAATGGGTCTTTCCGTCCGGCATGAAGATCAAGTTTTCGCACATGGAGTATGAGCAAGACAAGTTTGCGTGGGATGGGTCGCAGGTGCCGTTGATCTGCTTTGATCAGGTTGAGAGTTTCACCGAGGGGCAATTCTGGTACATGCTCACCATCAACCGCTCCCTCTGCGGCGTGCGGCCCTACATCCGCGCAAGCTGCAACCCGGTGCCGGAGAACGATAAGGTCGGCGGGTGGCTCCATCAACTTCTCCAGTGGTGGATTGATCCTGAGACGGGGGAGGTGGTCGAGGGGCGAAAGGGGAGACTGCGGTGGTTTGTCCGGGACAATGATGAACTCCGCTGGTCCGAGGATCCCATCAACCTTGTGGCAGCCCATCCAACGCTTCAGCCCAAGTCCCTGACTTTCATCCCGTCGAAGCTCGAAGACAACCCGACGCTCATGCGGGGGAACCCGGAATATCTCGCCAACCTCATGGCCTTGCCCATGATCGAGCGCGAGCGACTTCTCGGGGGAAATTGGAATGTCCGGCCCGAGGCGGGCAAGGTGTTCAATCGAGCATGGTTCGAGATCGTGGATGCTATCCCGGCTGAGGCGATGAGCGTGCGTGCGTGGGACAAGGCGGGGACGGAGGGGGCCGGGGACTGGACGGCGGGCGTCCGGATGGCACGGGCGGGCGGCCTGTATTTCGTGGAAGACGTGATCCGCGGTCAGTGGGGGAGTGCCCAGCGGAACGCGGTCATCCGGCAGGCGGCGGCGATGGACGGGCCGGAGGTGGAGATCGCGCTGGAGCAGGAACCGGGGAGCGGGGGGAAGGAGAGTGCGGAGATCAGCATTCAAGAACTTGCCGGCTACAACGTCCGGGCTCACCCCGCCACGGGGAGCAAGTACACCCGGGCTCTGCCGATGTCTGCCCAGGCAGAGGCAGGGAATATCAAGCTAATTCGCGGCCCTTGGAACAAATGCCTCATCGACGAGTTGCACGGTTTCACGGGAAACGAGGGGGCCGTGGACGACCAGGTGGACGCGGCGGCGAGCGCGTTCAACCGACTTGCTCTGCGACCCGGGCCCCTGGAGATGTGGGGGGGGACGGTATCGAAGGCGGCCGGGAACGGAAACGGCAACGGGGATGGAAACGAGAACCCCGAACCGGATGAGGCGAGAAAGAAACTGGCCCAAGAGGCGGTATTGTCGCAGATAAGGACCCAAGGCGTTTATTGGCCCGCAGGGAGATCGTGATGAGATTCGCAGATCGGCTGGCCCTCGCGGCCAAGGCAGTTGTGGGGTTGTTCAACGACCGCTCCTCCGAGGCGGCCTTCCGCCTGTTCCCTGGGATTTCTCCCGGTGCCGTGGGATTCGCGCCTACGCGGGGCGTGCGGCAGACGCTGGAGGCCTATTCAAAGATGCCGTGGTTGCGGGGCGTGGCCTCTCGGGTGGGAGATGGATTCGCCTCGGTCGATTGGGAACTCTACCGCACGGGAGCACCGAGCCCGAATCCTCGCACGGCGCGGGACGTCCAGATCCAACGGGCCGGACTTCCGCAGCGCAAGGCGCTCCTGAAGCAGACGCAGGCCGCCGGGGAGTTGCGTGAAGTGACGGACCACATCTTTCTTGATCTAATGCGCCGACCCAATCCGTTCATGACCGGCCAAATGTTCCGCAAGTTGACTATGATCCACATTGACGGGGTTGGCGAAGGGTTTTGGATCAAAGAGCGGAATGGAGTCCAGGCCCCGTCTGCCCTCTACCCCATCCCGCCGAACTGGATCACGGCGACGCCGACGCCCGAGCATCGCTTCTATCGTGTCGGATTTCGCGCCTGGCAAGGCGAGATTCCCGACACCGAAATCCTCTGGCTGAAGGACCCCGACCCGGCGAATCCCTACGGGCGCGGGTCCGGCCTGGCGATGGCGCTTGGGGATGAACTGGACACCGACGAATACGCGGCCAAGGCGATCAAGCAGAGCTTCCTGAATATGAACCTTCCGGATGCCCTCATATTCCCAAAGTCACCAGGGACACTGACCCCAGGAAACACCGAACGGCTGGAGCAGGACTGGAACAACCGGAACCAGGGCTTTTGGCGACAGTTCAAGGCGCACTTCCTCGGGCAGGAGCTTGGCGTCTATGAGTTCAAGAAAACCCCCCTACGCGAAATGCAGATGACGGAGCTTCGCAAGGACGAGCGAGACCGGATCATCAACATCTGGGGCATCCCGCCGGAAATCTTTGGCATTCTCGAAAGTTCCAATCGAAGCACGATCGATTCAGCTTTCTACCTTTTCGCCATGCTGGTCTTGGTCCCCCGTCTGGAATTCTTCCGCGCCAACCTCCAGGAGTTCCTCATTCCCGAATGGGATGATCGCCTCATCCTGGATTACGTCTCCCCCGTCCCCGAGGACCGGGAGTTTGCCCTTAAGACGGCAGGACAGGCACCGTGGACGCTGCTTGTGGATGAGTGGCGTGAGATGCAAGGGAAACCGCCCATTGAGAACGGTGGCGGTAAAGTCTTCATGGTACCATTTCAACTACAACCCGTTGAACAACTAATCGAAACACGTCCTGCCTGGATGTCCCCAGATGTTCCAATAACGGAAGGAAGAAGTGGGAATGGTGGACAAAGACAAAGCAAGATTGCCGACGCGAAGTGGCGACATCTAACATACGAAGACGCCGCAATCTTTCGGCATGCGGGAGACCTGGCATCGGAGACGGTTATTCTTCGCGACATGGCCACCAACCCGGAAGAGTTGCCCGCGCTCTCCCGGGTTGCCTCTCGCCTGGAGCCGGCCTTGCGGCGCCGTTTCCTCGAAGCCATTGCCGCGGCGAATGGGGAGGTGAGCCTCGAGGAGTTGGCCTCGGCGCTCGCCAGCGGCAACATGAGCCAAGTAGAGGCTGCCGCGAAACTGGATCTACTGAGCAACCGTCTCGACGGCCTCCTGCCCGACCTCAAGCTCGCCTTCCTCATCGGCGCCCAGGTTGGACATACCGTCCTCACCGACGCCGGGATGCAGATGTCGTTCGACCTGATCAACCCGCATGCGGTCTCGTGGGTGGAGCGGGTCGGGGCGGCCCGGGTAACGGAGATCGGGGAGGAGACCAGGATGGCGATTCGCTCCTATGTCGAGCAGGCATTCACCGAAGGTATCCCAGCGCGCGATACCGCCCGGCGGCTGATCACCGACAACCTCATCGGGCTGCACTCGCGGCAACTGGATGCGGTAGAGAATTTCCGCCTCCGCCTGGAGGACGTCGGCGAACTCACCGACGCACAGATCGACGGGCGGGTTGCCCGGTATGCGAAGGCGCAACTCCGATTGCGGGCGAACAACATTGCTCGGACCGAGACCATGAACGCCAGCAGCGACGGGCAGCGGGCATTATGGTCAGAGGCGAAGAATCAGGGACTCCTGGAACCGGATCGGACGCGAAGACGTTGGATCATTGCGGACGATGAACGATTGTGCGAGGACTGCGAGGCTTACGACGGGACCACAGCAACGCTCGACGGGGAATACACGCAGAAGCGGGGCGGCACGGGGCGCTATCCGAAAAGCAAGGGGCCGACGTTACACCCATCTTGCAGGTGCGCTGAAGGGTTAGAGTTTTCCCGATGACTCGTTCCGAGTGGATCCTGGCAGCACTACAGCTCGAAATCAATCGGCGTCGTGCCGTGATAGACTCCGACAGCACGCTCAAGGAGATGCTTTTTGTCATCCAGTTCCCCTCCACCCCGCAGGGGTTCGGCGGGGTGAAGACGAAGTTCGAGCACGCCATGATCCCGGTCAAAATCGAGGGACTTGACAACAGGTGCGGGGGGTGATATAAGCTGGACCGTAGATCGGATGGCTTTAAACAGGAACGGCGGAATGAAGTAGCACTGAGCGGCTTGATCGCCTAACAAGTTCATAGCGGGCACGGGTCCCAGAGCGAATCCCGGTTCTCTCACGAAAGTGAGGGGGCCGGGATTTTGGCGTTTAAGGAGGCATGATGGGCAAGCGGGGCACTACCGAGTGGATCACACCCGCAGAATTTCAGCAACTCGCCAAGGAAAGTCGATCGCCCGCCGCCGTTCGAGGTTGTGCCCTCCGCAAGGAATTCATCGCCGAGGAAGTGAAAGCCCTCGAGGACCAACCCCGGTCTCTCCGCTTCCGTATCACCTCGGGGAATCCCGACCGCGACCGAGACACCATCGCCCCCGCCGGCTGGCAGCTCGACAACTACCGGAAGAATCCCGTTGTCCTCTTCGGGCACGATTACTCTTCGCTTCCCGTGGCCAAGGCGACGCAGATCGAATCGCGCGCCGATGGTCTTTCCAGCGTGGCCGAATTCGCCCCAGCGGACGTGTACCCCTTCGCCGAGACGGTTCACCAGATGGTCAGAGGCGGTTTCCTGAATGCCGCCTCGGTCGGATTCCGCCCCATGGCTTGGGTCTACAACGAGGACCGCAAGGGCGTCGATTACAGCGAGCAGGAATTGCTCGAATGGTCCATCGTTCCCGTGCCGGCCAATGCTGAGGCACTTGTAGAAGCCCGTTCCGCCGGCATCGACTTGACCCCGCTCCTCGCTTGGGCCGAAGAGAAACTCGACACCTGGAAGAAGGAAGACGGCCTGTATGTGCCAAAGGGCCAGGTGGAGGCGGTGTTCCGCATTCTGAGCGCGAAGACGGTCAGCGTCCCGGCGAAGGAAGAGCACACGGAGGAATTGCAGGAGCTGGCGAACGGGGAGCAGCGGAAGACTCCCGAGGACAGCGAGCCTATCGGCAAGCGTGGCCGGGTCCTCTCCTCCACGAACGAGGGAAAGTTGAGGCAGGCCAAGAGCCATATTGACGACGTACTGGCGCAACTCGAAACCGCGCCGGAGACCGAGGGGCTGGAAATCACCGAGCAACGCTCGGCGGATCTGGTCCTGGAAATTGCAGAGCCCGCAGAGGAGGAATTGCGCATCGAGGCATCCAACAACGGACACAAGACGATCGACATCACCCCTGAGACAATCACCTTGGCGGTGCGGGAATCGCTTGCTGGATTTATGACGGGCATCGCCCGTGAGGTCCAGGAGCAGACCCGGGCCGCCATCAACCGCGCACGTGGGCGGGCCGATTAGGAGGACACGCAATGGCAGTCATGACGATGGAAGACCTGAAGAAGCACATTGAGGCGGAGGTTCTTCCCGTTCTCCGGACAGAGGTGGGCAAGAGCGTTGCCGAATTCGTCAAGGAATCCATGGCGAAGGCCCTGGAGCCTTTTGCCAAAGAGCAGCACGACTGGATGAGCAAAATCCTTGGCAAGCAGGAGACCGAGATTCCCCGCAAGCGGGAGAAGGGCGAGCTGGCCGGATTCGTCATCCGCTGCGCCGCCGCCTCCGCGATGAGCGCCAAGAGCGGGCGCCCCGTCCCTGCCGAGGATATCGCCAAGGGTTGGGGGTTCCCGGACATCGCCAAGACCATCATCGAGGCGAGGGAAAAGGCGCTCGCGGCCGGCGACCCGCTGGCCGGCGGAACGCTCATCCCACAACAGTTCTCGCAGGACTTCGTGGAACTTCTGCGGCCGCTCTCCGTTGTGCGGAGGATGGGAGCGACGTCGCTTCCCATGCCAGTCGGGAGTATCAAGATCCCGAAGATCACAAGCGGGATGACCGCCTACTACGTCGGGGAGAATGCCAACATTACCAAGAGTCAGTTGGCCACCGGGCAAATCTCCCTTGTCTGGAAGAAGCTGGCGGGGCTGACGCCCATCAGCAACGACCTGCTCCGCTACTCCTCGCCGGGGGCCGATGCCATCGTGCGAGACGATGCGGTTCGAGGAACGGCGCAGGCAGAAAATGCGGCCTTCCTCCGCAGCCAGGGGATGGCCGGTGAGCCAAAGGGTCTTCGATATCAGGCGGCGGTCGGGAACGTGATCGGGGCAGCCTCGACTAGCCTCGCGAATGCTTCGACGGATCTTGGCAAGCTCATCCAGAAGCTCATGGAGGCCAACATTCCCTTCACGCGGCCCGGGTGGTTGATGGCTCCGCGCTCATACATTTACCTGAGCACGGTCCAGACGACGACCGGAGCATTCGCGTTCCGGGAGGAGTTGACGCGCGGGACCCTCTGGGGCTGGCCCTACGCCGTGAATACCGGGATTCCGGTCAATCTGACGGACGGTGGCAATGTGGACGAGACCGAGGTGTACCTTGCCGACTTCGCCGACGTGATCATCGGTGAGAGTCTGAACGTCATGGTGGACGCCAGCAGCGAGGCGGCCTATTACGACGGGTCGCAAGTCCAGGCCAGTTTCTCGCTGGATCAGACCGTCGTGCGCGTCATCACTGAGCACGATCTGGCCGTCCGGCGCGCGGAATCGGTGGCGTTGCTGAACAAGGTCCGCTGGGGCGTCTAGTCCCTAGCGTAGCAATCTGAGACTAAGGGACAACCTGAGCCGGGGCCCACCGGGGCCCCGGCACGATGGGAGGAAATCCAATGAGCGTCACGAGGGATATTGCGAAGGTGATCCTTGCGGTTCCGGAACACTACTTCTTCACCTGCGGCATGAGCACGCTGTGCGGAGTCGGCAGCACAGTATACGGCAGGGTCTATCAGTCCACGTTCACCCTGTCGGCGACGCTCGGGGCAACCGCGACCTGCGGCATCACCGGCCACGTCATCGACCGCCTGGGGCCGGAGCTCGGCGCGAACTTTACCCGCGCTGACGTGTATGCCTATCTCCATACCTGCGAGGGATCGGAGACGACCCCGAGCACGAAGAAACTCGCCTTCGGGGCCATCCTCCAGCAGGCGAGTGCGAGCGGGGGAACGTTCACAGACCTGAGCACAGAGAACTGGCCGGGGTTGCGATATGTCCTGTCGAGCGGTGGCAGTACCGCTCAGTATTCCTGGACAACCGACAACATCGACTACATCCCGAGCAATCCGTGGTCGGTGGATATCCGGCCAGCAAAGCGGTTCCTCCGCGTGACCATACTGGCCATGAAGAACAACGTCACCACGGCATCGTGCGGGCTGGAGATCGCCAAGCTCGGGGCCATGATTGCCTTCCGTGAGGGCGACTACCTGCCCTTCAAGGCGAACACGACCGGGGCCTGGAGCACCAGCACCAGCACCAGCACGTAACCCTTGGATCATGGAGGCCCGCCCATGAAGGAACTGATTCGGTTGCGCCTCCTCGGACCCGCGAGGGTCCGGGGGGGTGCCCTCTACAACGCAGGAGAGGTTGCGGCATTCGCTCCGGAAATCGCGGAGGAGTTCCTATCTGCCGGAATCGCCGAAATCGTTCCATCACCCGAAGAGGAGGAGTCCGAGATGGCCAAGAAGCCCGCGAATGAAAAAGCAATCTATCAGCCGCCCGCGCATAAGCAGATCAAGTGGTCTCCCAACAAGGGGGGCCGACCATGACCGACGTCATTCAGAACGCCGTCAAGTGGGACCATCCCGCCGCCGCGCACGCGACAATCATCGACGCGGACAAAGGAATCATCGACTGGAAGGGGCGCACGAAGTTCGGCCTGGTGGGGTTCGCCTCCTCGAGTCGAGACCTGGCTCCCTGGGATGACCCAGAATGGATTCTGATGGGGCTGAATCAGCTCTATCGCCACTGCCCACGCTTCGATGCCTGGATCGACATCCACCACTATTTCCGCGACCCGAAGAGCATGGTGGATGGGACGGATGAAATCGAATGGATGAAGAGCGCGCCGATTCCCATCTTCCAGCACGAACGACAGCCGGACATCCCGAACTCCGTCCGCTACCCCATCGAGGACGTGTCCGGGCAGAATCCCGCCTACCCTTGGGGCGTGGATTATTTCACCTCGACGATCTCCTACATGATCGCCCTGGCCATAAGAGACGGCTTCAAAACCATTGGCGTCTGGGGCGTGGATCTCATCGTCGGGCAGGAATGGTTCTACCAGAAAGCCTGCGCCGAGATGTGGCTGGGAATCGCCAACGGGCAGGGTATTGAGATCCACCTTCCCGCGCAGACAGCGCTCCTGAAGCACGGCTTCCGGTACGGGTATCAGACCGAGCCGGACCTGGGGCCGCTCAAGATGTCCATGTTCGAGGCGCGGGAGAAAGAAATCCGGACGCGCCTGGAAGCGGTGACCCGGGAAGCACACACGCTCGATGGCGCGCTCCAAGATCTGGGCTACTGGAAGGAACTCTACACGTTGCGCTCACGCGGGGGCGCGATCGGGGAAGCGGCATAAGAAGCCCGCTGAGGAGTAACCACGATGTCTTTCCGTCGGCAATATCTATCCCCACAAATTGCGACCAGCTCCGGATTCGGGGTGGCCTTCGGGTTTGATGCGACTTATCTGCGAATCTACCAGGACAACCCAGGGCCAACCTATTTGCGGTTTGACACGACAGGGGCGGGCACGACGGTGGGGTTCGCAATGACCAGCGGTGACAGCCCATTCACGCTCGATCAAGGCTACCCGTTGCAAGGGTTTTCTCTCGGCACCACTACAACCAGCGGGCTCCTGCGGGTCTTGGCATTGGGCGGGTGATTCATGCTCTGGGTCTGTTCGGCGTCCACTGATAGTCAATACACCACGACGGGGGCCGTGGCCCTGGAGTTGTTCGCTTCCACCTGCGTCAGCACGTCCGAATTCGGGCGCATCGACAGCCTTATTACTAGGGCCTCCCGCTGGGCCGACAGTTACATCGGCCAACCGCTTTCCGTGCAAATCTATGGCGAGACCGTCCCGGCATTCGGGGGCCGCTGCCTGATGCTGTCCCGCGTGCCTCTTCGCGGCGTGACCGGGATCTACGATAGCACCTCGACCGGCGCGACGAACTACAGCACGCAGATCCGCATCGAGGATGCCGAGGCGGGATTCCTGTCGCGCGATGAGGGGTTCGCCTGGACCGCGTTGCAGGCTGACTCGATTTCCGACAGCGCCTTGCCGAACAGCGAGACGCGGCCTTGGTACGTGATCTATGAGGCCGGGTATTCCCTGGCAGGTACCACCAGCACGGCAGGGGGATGCACGACAACGGGGCGCACGCTCCCCGAAGACATCGAGCAAGGCGTGATCGAGAAGGTGCGCTCCCTGTACGGCGGGCAGTCCGGCATCACCAGCAAGCGAGTCGGGGATCTTGCTGTCACGTACCGCTCGGAGGGACCGGATGCAGCGGAATCATTGCTGGTCCCGTATCGGAGGATCATCTAAGCCCGCAGTGGAGGAAGCATGCCAGTCTTTCGCGGGGATTGGTGGGCACAGAAAGAACGACCCATCCTAAAGAGCATCCGGGAAATTGATTCCGAAGACTTGGCGAGTTGTTCCGTTACCACGGCCAAGCTCGCCGATGGATCCGTGGAAAGCACGAAGCTGGCCGACACGTCGGTGGACACGTCAAAGATAGCCGACTTGAACGTCACGAGTGAGAAGGCATCCACGAATCTGCTCACCAGGAGCCTCATCGCCCTGGTTGCGGAATCGGCATCCTCTGATGGTGGTGTGACCTCCTCCTATCAACTCTGGCGTCCGCTCGTCCCCGTTACTATCCTGCGTATTCAGCACATCGCTCTGACCGCCTACGAAAACGCAACGGGGGATATCTTCACGATCTTCGGCGGGGCCAGTAGCGTGGGAAGCAGTATGGCTTCAGTGGATTTCGCACCAGTGAGCACAGGCATCGTCGCGGGAACGCGCACGGCTGCAAGCACGCTGGATGTCGCAGGCCTTGCGGCATGCACCGATCTGAAAATCAAGCTTGTATCCACGACCTGCTCTAATCCTGGGCAGAGTGCGTTTCAGATCGACTATGTGACGACGGGGTAACGATGGGCGTCAGCCTCTTCCGAGATTTCATGCCGCACACCGTCATCCTGGAAACCTGGAGCAGCCAGAATGCGTATGGCGAGCCGACCTACACGAGTTGTCATTCCTATCCGGCCCGGGTCGAGATGAAGTCTCGACGGATCGCGGGCTCCGGCGGGGTGGAGATCGCGGCCCGCGGCCGGGTATTTCTTGGGACGACGACGGTGCCGACTGCGAAAGACCGGATCACATTGCCGGCCTCTTTCGTGCCGACACAGCCGCCGATCTTGGATGCTTTCCCCGTGAACGATGAGAAAGGTATCCATCACGTCGTCGCGTACGTCGGGTAAACAATGGCCACCACGAGCTTTCAGACCTATTACAGCAAACAGACGGGCGGACAAGCCAAGGTCCTGACCGGGATCACGCTCGACGGGACCGAGAATCTCCTGGCGTCCCTGGATGGATTGCGGGCACGCGGGGAGGCGAGCGTCCCGAAGATCCTGTACCGGATTGCCGAACAGATCATGACCGAGGCGAAGGGGCAAGTTCCGGTGGATACGGGGAACCTCCGGGCATCGGGACACGTGCTGCCGCCGGAATGGATCGGCAATTGGGTGCTCGTGACGCTCGGGTTCGGGGGACCGGCTGGAAAGGGTAGCGGCAAATTTATTTCTGGACCGTATCGCGGGAAGAAGGAGGCGGGCGGGAAATATACGGCGACTGGGAAACCTGCTGCGCCCGGGAAGCGGGGCGGTTATGGTGCTGCCCTGAAGGAAATTGGATATGCCATGGCCGTCCACGAGGTGAATGCTAGGCATAAGGTCGGAAACTGGAAATATCTCGAACGCCCGATGCTCGCCTGGGCCTCGAAATTAGAGGCCAAGATTGGGACGGATCTGCGGGCGGAGTTGGAATGGCGATGAGTCTCCTAGATGATCTGAGCGACTTGCTTTCAAGCGGCAGCACTGGCCTGTCCGGCTTGGTCTTTCTCGGCAGGCTCTCCGACACGCCAGCCGATCAACTGGCGATCGCGGAGACCGGGGGAATGGCACCCGTGCATGCGATGTCGGCGGGCCCAGGGAATGCGGTCCTTGAAATGCCGCGCGTGCAGATCGTTTCCCGTTCTGTGACTTACGCAGGAGCAAAGACCAGGATCAAGGTTGCGGAGGGGTTGCTGGACGGCCTACGACCGCGGACGATCAACGGGACACAATATCACTTTGCTTCGGCGGTGCAGCCGCCATTCCTGCTGGAATACGACGCGAACGGTCGCCCAGTGCTGGCGCAGAATTTCGAGATTCAGAAGGCGAGGAGCACGGCGTGAGCGCCATTGAGCAGCGGTTGATTGCCTTGCGCGAGATGTCGCGTGCGCAGGTGGCGATGCTGGAGGAATTGCTCGCGGGCATGCAGGCGCCGCCCGAGCCTCCGCCGTCTACGGAATGCGAGCATCCGGAAGAGTCCAGGGTATCCACTGCCCGCATGGGGGCGCCGAATGCGTATCACTGCCGCAAGTGCGGGCAGGAGGTGAACGGTGGCATCACTTCTTAAGATGATTGGCAATACCGGCGAGGATCTTCTGGCGCTTGACCGGATCGGACCAGGCCTTCTTGGATGCATCGGACAATTTCCGTCTCATAGATTCAGAGGCCACGCGAGACCCGTACTTGCGAATCGTACTTTCCAACTCTCGGTGCGCTTGATGATGGGCCTTTCTGGCTATGGCTATCAAGTTCTCCGGTCGATTGTCTCCCCTATCGCCATTTATGTGATGAACAAATTCTCCTGGCTCAAGTCGCCTTCCATGCGTTTGTTCCCAAACCACGCGATGCTCGAAAGCATAGCCAGAGTTGTTCGCCAGATGGTGTCCCGGCATTCTGAGAAGCCAATATCCATATTCCGTTTTCTTCCGTCCACCTTTCCAGCTTGGGCATTTCTCCCCAACCATATTTCTGGCGTGATGGCCGTGAATGAAGCGAAGAGGATAGCCAAAATATTCCTCAAATCTAATGCGAGTATGGTAGCAAATCGGAGTTCTTCGCCCGCAACCGCATTCGCAGAACTCCGATCTGGTAAACCCAGTTGGCGGATTTATTTTCGGCTTGCCCATGCGCAAATAATACAGGGGGGCATTAAAAATGTCAACACAAGTTCTCACCAACGCGCAGATCGTGATGGGAGGCTATAACCTCTCCTCAGACTTCAACCAGATTGCACTGACCGAGACCTTTGACATGCTGGACGCGACGTGCTTCGGGCAGACGAACCGCATCTACAAGGCCGGCCTCTCGCGTATCCGCATGACGGGCGGCGGATTCGTGCAGGACGGCTCGGGTCTGGTCGGGACGGTCCTCTACAACGATGTCGGGATCGAGGATGAGGTCGTGAGCGTCTGGCCCGACACAATCACGGAGGGGGTCTTCACGGGCGGCGGATATGCCTTCAAGGCCGTGGCGGCTCGCTATACGCCGCTCGCCGGGGGCGTGGGCGAGTTGCTCAAATTCACCGTCGAGGCGGAAAGCCGGGGGGTGGTGTAATGGCAATCGTGAGAGTGGCGGCGCTCAAGGACTTTCGGACGAACGCCCTGTCCACATCGTATGTGAGCACGGGGTACAATCTCGGACCGCTGACCGCCGCGCAGAGACTCGTGGGGTTTTTCCACCTGACCTGTAGTTCCACGGGCCGTACCCTGGTCGCAACCATCCAGGACTCCTCGTCGAGTGGATTCACGACCCTATCAACAGCATTCACATTCGGTCTTTCGTCTGAGATCGGTTCGACCTGGCCCGCACCGGTGGCGATGAGTACGGACCGCCAATGGTTCAGAGCTACATGGACGATGTCCACTGCCGCATCCACGGGAGGGTCCTGGAAAGGTCTCATGGGGATGGGCATCCAGTAACGCGGGCGACCGCAGGAGGAAACGTAGATGAGCACCAAGGTTTTGACCAATGGAAAGTTCCAACTCAATGCGACCGATCTCTCGGATCACCTCGTCTCGGTGACGCTGAACCGACAAAGCGAAATGCTGGACGAGACGGCGATGGGGGACTCGAACCGGATCAGTAAGGCCGGCCTGTTCAACTGGTCTCTGGAGGCCGTCCTCCACCAGGACTATGCCGCCGCCAACGTGGACGCTCTCCTGTTCGCGATTCAGGGTACCACGGCGTGCTTCGAATTGAGGCCGGACAATACCTGTTCGACGGCGATCAACCCGACCTACAGCGGCATCTGCATCTTGCAGGAATATTCCCCGGTCGCTGGCGGCGTCGGAGAACTCATGCGGGTGACAGCCCGCTTCTCGCCGGCCGGCTCGCTGAGCCGCGCCAGCAGTTCGTAACGGGACAGGAGGCCCGCGACATGTCCGACAAGTTTATCGTTGAACTGGACCGCCCCCGCGAATTGCGGCTCAACTGGGGCGCCCTGGAGGAACTGCAGAGTCGCCTGGGGAACGTGCCCGGCCTGGAGATCGCCGCCCGCCTCATGCGGTTCGACTACAGCGTCATCGTGACGGCGCTGTGGTTGTCGCTTCGGCATGAGGACAAAAAGCTATCCAGGGACCAGGTGCAGACGCTGATAGACCAGTACGTTGACCGCGGCGGCAATCTGTTTACCGTCCTCCGCCATATCTCCGGGGAGTTGCAGCGGGCATCGGGCCTCGTGGCTGAGACCGGGGAGGAGGCAAAGGGAAAAGCGGAAGCCGCCGGGCCGACATCCGGCGGTGGATAGAGCGGGAAAAGCTCCGCGCCTACGGATTGTGCGGCCTGCGACCTAAGCAATTCTTCGCCCTGACGCCTCTCGAATATCTGGACGTCCTGGAGGCAGCAGAATGGCGCGAGGCCCGAGAAATGCGGAAACTTGCGTATGCTGTCGCCCATATCCTCTCACCCAATTTCAAGCCGGGCATGACGGTCGGAGAGGCCATGCGTTCGATCGCGGGCGGAGATCCAGAGGAAGAGATCGAAGCCGTGAGAAAGAGGCGAATCGCACGCATGTTTGACGGGGAAGAATAGTGGCTGTAAACGTAGCGGATCTTGTTGCCAGGCTCAGCGTCGATGTCAGCGCCTTCAAGGCCGGCCTCGACCAGGCCGCCCGCCAGATGCAGACCTTCAGCGGCCTGGTGGACCAGTCCGGACGCCCGATTGCCTCCTCCTTCCAGGGTGTCACAGACCAGGCCAAGAAGCTGGGCGACGAAACACAGAAGCTCTCTAGCGGGCCGCTGAAGGGTCTCCAGCAGGCATTTATGGGCGTCGCCAGTCAAGGGACCTCCATGCTAGGGGCGTTCGCCCCACTTCTCGCCGGCTTCACGGGTATCGGCGCCGCGATCGGCCTGGTAACGCTTGGCGCCGTCAAGTCCATCGAAGCATTCACGGGCTTTGCCACCCAAGTAAGAGACCTCTCCTTTCTCTCCGGTGGCTCCGCGCGTGACGTCAGTGTCCTCGTCAATGGCCTGGACAACCTCGGCGTCAATGCGGAGACGGTCGAGGTCGGCCTCAACCGGATGTCGGCCGAGATCACCTCGGGCGGGGAATCGCTCTCGAAACTTGGGATCTCCATCCGCGACACTTCCGGCAACCTCAAGTCTGGCCTGACGCTCTTCTATGAGACGGTAGATGCCCTCGGTCGCATGACGAACGCCGTGGAGCGTAACTCCCTCGCCCGCGAAATCTTTGGCCGCGGCTGGACGCAAATGCTCCCCGTACTTCAGCGGGGGTCGGGCGTCATCCGGGAGCTGGGCGAGGAGGCTTTCGCGCTCGGCAAGGCGATAGACGAGGGGGGAATAGAGAAGGCGTACGAATTCCAGAAGAGCCTCCGCGATCTGGGTGATGCGTGGGAGGGGTTCAAGATCCAGGTGGGTGGCGGGATCATCGCGCCGATCACCTATTTGCTTAAATGGGTGACTACGACCGGGAAGGAAATGACGCCGGAGGATCTGGCCGCCTCCGCGTTCGCATCTCCCGGCGCCGAGGCATTCTGGGGAGTAGGGGCGCCCACACCAGGGAAGACTGCGGGCGTGCCCGGTTGGTCCGATGTGGGAGCGGGGGGCCTTGGTGGGGCTTCCCGGACTGCGGCCGGAATTCCTGCCGGCATCCAGGCCGCCGAACTCGAAAAACAAGTCAAGCTCAACGTCCAGCTCGCCCAACTCGACGCGCAGCGCCTCGCCGCCCTCGCCGCTGCGATACCGATGAGCCTTGCGCGGATCGAGGCAGAGAAGAAGGCGATGGAAGCCGCCCTCAAGGTGAAGCAGATCCAAGTGACGGGGGAGTTGGATCTCCGGGACCTGACGAAGAAGACGACGGACGAGCAGGCCGAGACCGCCCGCCTGCGCATGAGTACCGCGCAGATGTTCGCTGCCCAGAGGGTGGCGGTGGAGAAACAGGCAGAAGATGCAATAAAGAAACTCCGGGAGGAATACGCGCGGGTCGGTGTCTACGACTACGAGGCGATCTATGCCGAAGGCATGAAAAAGGCCGACGAGCAGGTCGAGAAGAACCGCGTGGAGAGAGAAAAAACTCGCCAGGGCTACATGCGGGAAGAGGCGCTGAAAGAGGGAGATGCGTTCCTCCTCTACGCCGAGGCCACGGTCGAGCAGGTCGCTAAAGTAGAGCAGGAAGCCTTCGACGCTCGGCAGAAAATGCGCGAGATGGATCTGAGCCATCAATATCGCGCGATGGGGGACCAGGCCGACGGTCTCAAGCGGGCCCTGGACGATAGGCTGATCAGCTATCAGACGTACTACCTCGAGATCGAGAAGCTCCAGAAGAAGAACCTCGACCTGCAAAAGCAAGTGCTCCTGGGGGAACTCGCCGCGACGGACGATTATTTCGACGCGGTGCGGCTGGGCCTCGCATACCACGTCACCGACTGGCGGACCGCGGATCAGAAGATCCTGGACATCACGAAGGAGATGTCCACGTTCGCCTTGAACACGGTGAGCGATGTCTACTTTGCGGGCTTGACCGGGCAGATCATGGACTTCGAGGATTTCTGGAGGGCGGCCTGGAAGTCCATGGCGCGGATCGTGGCCGACGAGTTGGGTCGGATCACGCTGAGCAGCCTGTTCGGAGTGGGTGGAGTGCTCGGGCCGACGATGGGCGGGGGCGGGGGCAATGCTACGGCCAATGGGCTATCTTATTACCAGCTCTCACAGCAACTCATGGACCAAGGCGTCCCGTACAATGACGCTGTTCGCATTGCCAGCAATGCGACTTCCGGGGGCGGGGGCGGAGCTGGAAACACGGCCCTAAGCACGGCGCAACTTGTGACTACAGCGGGCGGCGGAGGTGGGGGAGGCATCGGCCCGCTCACCGGGGGCGGGCTCTTGTCGCCTGTCGCTGCCGCGCTATCTCTTCCCGGCAAAATCGTCGCTCTGGCAGAGGCGGCCTCGAAGAGTCCCGTTGCGGTGGTCGAAGCGATCCTCGGTCTCAAGGCGGGGACCCTCGCAGGGACAGCGGCGATTCCAGTGGCCGAGGGAGCGGCGATCGCCGACATGGCCTGGATGGGGCCGGAGATGATGGCGGAGGTGCTCTCCGTTGTCAACGCGTCCACGTGGTCCGCCGGGGCGGGCTCTGCCCTGTCTACCATGACTGCAGCGGAGTTCGCCGCCATGGAGGGGTTACAAGGAGTCACGGCGGCCACAACCACAGCCACCGCAGCAACGGAAGGCGCAGCGGTTGCCATGGAGGGGGTGGCTGGTGCTGCCGGTAGTGCAGTCCCTGCCTTGGGCATGGTGGCTCCCGCGCTCCTGGGGGTGTCGGCGATTGCTATGGTCATCATGGATCAACTCGGGAAGGGGGCCGAGGAGGCGCGGTGGAACGCGCGTGTCGAACAGGCAAAGCAGGTCTATGCCGCGACGCCGGGATCGGCGCAGCAGGCGGCGGATCTCCTCATCAATGCCGAGACGGGCGGGGCCGCAGCAGGTCTCAGCTACAATGTCTCGACGGGGCGCTGGGAATCCACGGCCGGCCAGGTCGGGCAGGGGGTGCAGATCCAGGCCCTCGCAGATGCGGGCATGCTCTCTGAGCGCGAAATGGAAACGCTGTACTGGAGCAGGCTGCAGGCCATGACGGCCTCGGGGGGCGGCGGGGGTGGAGGAGAAGGCGGCAGCGGCCGCCAGCACGGCGGGCCGGTCCGGGCGGGGCGACCCTATCTCGTCGGCGAGGCCGGGCCGGAGTTGATCATTCCGCGCGACGCGGGGACGGTAGTGCCGAATCGTCAAATCCGCGAGGCGATGGGCGGAGGCGGCGCCTTGAATGTGATTGTCAACGTCGCCGGATCTCTCGTTGGGGTCGGCTCCAAGGACGAATTGATCCGGTACATCATGAGCGGGATCCGGCAACTCAACAGGCGGTTGCCCGGCGTCAACATGTTCCCGGTGACCGGATGAGCAACATTCGCTTTCTTTTTGACAATAAGCTCGACACGACCGGGGCGGTCATCACGGCCAGCAGCACGGTCACGGCCCAAGTCAGCCAAGCGCAGAAGAACGGGACCGGCTCGGGGAGTTGTGTCCCTGGCGGCGTCTATACGGGCACGACCGAGCGCACGTATCTGATCATCATTGATCTTGCCGGGGATGTGGGGACGGCCACATTTAAGTGGTCCTCGGACGGAGGCTCGACCTTCAGCGGGACCCTGGTCGCAACGCAGGCGCACCCACTCACCCTGGACAACGGGATCACTGTCTATTTCACTGCGGCCACCGGGACGGATTTCATTCTCGGGGACCGCTGGGATTTCAAGGTCATTTTCGGATACGGCACGGCGAAACTGATAGACCGCAATCGCAACACAGAATGGCGGTCTAGCGATGGATTTTTAAGCGAATCTTTCTCGCTCATCCAACGGCTCGGTACGCAGACGTATGTGCTCTCTCTCGCCTCCCTCGGCAGCGGCATCGTCCTGGCGGGGACTGGTACGACAGGGCAGATCTGGAAGAGTACCGACAGCGGGGCAACCTGGGCGTTGATCCAACGGCTCGGTACGCAGACGGAGGTGTACTCTCTCGCCTCTCTCGGAGGCGGCATCGTCCTGGCGGGGACTGCTGCGACAGGGCAGGTCTGGAAGAGCACCGACAGCGGGGCGACCTGGACCTTGATCCAACAGCTCGGTACGCAGACGCATGTGTTCTCTCTCGTCTCTCTCGGCAGCGGCATCGTCCTGGCGGGGACGTATCCGACAGGCCAGATCTGGAAGAGCACCGACAGCGGCGCGACCTGGGCGTTGATCCAACAGCTCGGTACGCAGACGTATGTGTACTCTCTCGCCTCCCTCGGAGGCGGCATCGTCCTGGCGGGGACGTATCCGACAGGGCAGATCTGGAAGAGCACCGACAGCGGCGCGACCTGGGCGTTGATCCAACAGCTCGGTACGCAGACGTATGTGTTCTCTCTCGTCTCTCTCGGCAGCGGCATCGTCCTGGCGGGGACTGCTGGGACAGGGCAGATCTGGAAGAGCACCGACAGCGGCGCGACCTGGGCGTTGATCCAACAACTCGGCACGCAGACGGAGGTGTACTCTCTCGCCTCTCTCGGAGGCGGCATCGTCCTGGCGGGGACGTATCCGACAGGGCAGATCTGGAGGAGCACCGACAGCGGCGCAACCTGGGCGTTGATCCAACAACTCGGTACGCAGACGTATGTGTTCTCTCTCGTCTCTCTCGGCAGCGGCATCGTCCTGGCGGGGACTGCTGCGACAGGGCAGATCTACATGGGTTGCGCTTCTATTGTCTGTGGTTTTCTCTCCCCTCAATCTATTCAAGCGCTAATCATCCAGGATCATAATTTCACGAGCACGGCAATCATGAGCCTCATGGCACATACGAGCGATGCTTGGGGCGCTCCGGCCTTTGGTCCCGTGGCGATCACCTGGGCCGCGGGCAAGATTGATTACTATCTATCGGCAACACAGACGTATCAGTACTGGCGGTTATCTATCACGGACGCGGCACAAACAGATGATTATTTGCGCATGAGCGAATTGTTTCTTGGCCCCTACACCGCCACGACGCGCAATTTCGCCTATAACTGGACGCGGGGGCGGGCACCATACATGGTCGGCAGCCTCACGGGGCTACATCCTGATGCTGTGGTGCTGGGCGTGCCGGAAGTGCTCATGTGTAATTTCCCGTTGCTTCCCGATGCGGACCGCGACACGCTCGTGGACACGATCTTCCCGGCCCTTTACAGCGTGAGCATGAAGCGGGTGCGGCCTTGCTGGATCCACCCAGATCCGTCCGTGGCGAACGATGCCATTATGGGTTACTGGGAGGGCGATGCACTTGCTCTCTATGCCCAGAGCCCAACTGCGTACTGGGATCTCCCTTTACAGTTCCGGGAACTTGTCCGGGCGATGATGTGAGATGGAGCAGACGACCCTTGCTTTTGATCAGGCGCGATTGAATCCAAGCGCCGTCCCGGTCGTGGCCTATGTGCTCGAGACCCCGATGGGGACCCGCCTGTGGACGCGGGGCGTCATCCCCTCCATCGTCTTGGGAGTAACCGGGGTCTATTACGACGCCGAGGTCGAATATGATGCGGACGTGTACTTTGACGGCGGCCCGAACCTAATGGAACTACTTCCCCGCGTCCTCGAATTCGGTTCGATTGCGAAATATACGGCGCTCTTCGGCTCAGAGATCATCGCGGGCATCGGCGAGGGGGAGCGCGCCTCCTTCCGCGTGTCGCTGGCAAACGAGGATGGAAAGATTTCGCAGTTTCTTGCTGAAGAGTTCGTCTTGGGCCAGACGGGGCGTGTCCTTGTAGGTTTCCTCGGCCTCGACTTGACCGACTATGTTGAGAAGTACCGCGGGCAGGTCCAGCGGTGGACGATCACAGGCCTCCGACAAGTGGCTTTCGACCACCTGGAATTCTGACATGAGCCGACTGGACAACACGATCACGCTCGCAACCAGCACGCGGTATGCCAACCCGGAGCAAGTGGGCGCGTTGCTCCCGGATGCTTATGGCGACCTGCGCTACGGTGGCGAGGGTGGCTTGATGCCGTGCGTCTACATCGACACCGTGAATTTTGTCCACCTCTGCGCGAACCACGCCGTAGAGTCGATTGACTACGTGCATGATCGAGACGGAAATCTCCTAGGGGCCGGGGCTGATTATGTCGCGACCATATCCGGCAACTATGAGGCCCAGGGGACGATTGCTTATGTCACGGTGACCTGGAACGTCCATCCGCCGATCTACTGGCGCGGGAAGGGAAAGCTGGACGGTGCGACGCTCATCACGAATCCGATCAGTGCATGGGAGGATTTCCTGGAGACGCGGGCAGGTTGGGTCGCGGCGGACTTCGACTCCACCAAGCTAGAGGCGGCGCGGGCGACCTGTACCGCACAGGGCTATACCTTCGCAAAGTGGATCGGCGAGGAGCGGCTCATCAAGGCCTGGCTGAACGACTGGTGCGCGGACATCTTCGCCGACCACTGGCTCGACCGCCTTGACCGTCTCGTCGTCAAGGTCGAAACGGGGTCTTGGAATTATGAGCGAGACATCGTAGCGCATGTGGTCGCGACTCGGGACGTTGTGGATGGGGAGGACGGCGTAGAGATGGTGGCGGACATCGAAAACTTGGTGAACTTCCTGCGGCAGTATCACCTCTACCATTATCGCCGGATGGACTACTCTTCGACGATCTCGAACGAGAGCGCCGCGAGCGAGAAGATCTTCGGCAACCGCATTCGCACTGCCAACTATCCGACCGTGCGGAGCACGACACATCTGACCGCACTGGCCACCGTGTTGCTTGCCCTCTTCGATGGGCGCGAACCGCCAAAGGCGTCCCTCGTGACATTCCGGACGCATGGCATGAAATACTGCCACCTCACGCGCGGGGATATCATCGGCTTCTCGTGGGATCGCGGACCAGCGCGGGCGGGGGACTACTACCGCAATCACCTACTGAAGATTCTCAATTTGGAAATGTCGCTCCCCGTAGGGCCGATCCATGTTGAGGCGCTTGATACGGGAGTGCGGATGAATGCCGACGCCTACTATGACGCCGACGGCGGCCCTGACAGCGGCTACTTCAACGCCGACTACTGGTTTGGCGGCGCGGACGATCTGAGCATCAAACCGTAAGGAGAAAGCGAATGGCAAACACATTCACGCCTCCAGTCTGGGTAAAAGCGAAGCCACATGCTTCGGCGGAAAAGCAGGTCGGCGACAGTGATCCCTCGGGACGTACCGATGTAATCAACCGCGTCGAAAAGGGCATCCTCGCCAACCTGAAAAAGCTGATCAACACCATTATGGATGGTGCGACTTTCGATTTCACGGATCTCGCCACTGTTGCCGCTCTCGCAAATCGGGGCATCACGCCGCAGGGAGTCTCCGGGACGCCGGCCCAACACGGACTCTATCAAGAAAATGTGGTGAAGGCATGGGCCCATGTGACACTGGCAACTGGCACACCCTCAGTTACGGATTCATATAACGTCACGGGCATCGCGGACGGTGGCGTTGGAGTGTACACATTGACCTGGGATAGGGATTTTGCAAATGCGACCTACGCTGTGGGGGGAATACCAGTCGAGACCGGAAATGCCTACCTCTGCGGGACTGCTCTCGCCGTTGGAACTTTTGCATATGAGGTACAGTTGAATGATGGAACTCCGTCTGACAAAAACCACACCGTTATCGCTATAGGAGATCAATAATGCCTATCGTTTGGCAGTATCCTGACGGTTCGATTCTTCAATATCAATTTGTGGATGTTTTCTTGGGGCGAGAACGTCGCGATGGTGAAACGACGGAAGCGGCGGTACTTCGCCTGGGCCATGAACACGTCGAGAAGAAGATACCAGGCTTGGCCGGATTACCCGTGCAGATCGTGAAATCAGCGGATGTACCCCACGACCGCTCCACACGTCATGCTTGGCGACTCACCATCGCCGACGGGAGGGCCAAGGTGATCGTGGACCCAACTGTTCCGGATCCCCCGCAATCGCGAAGGCAACAGGCCCGGGCCGAACTGCTGGCCCTCGATCCGAAGGCCGTCAAGCCGGAGGACCTGCCGGGGATTATGGAGCGGTTGCAGAAGGTGCTCTGACCACACCACACCAAAGGACACCGCCATGACCACGGAAACGAATCACATCTCTTGGCGCTATGCTGGTCCCTTTGCCATTGCCATGATCGCCGCCGGGGTGATCGGCTGGGGCGGGTTTATGATGGGGCAAGACATCGCGCTCCGCACAACCGCCACAGCGAACCATGTGCTGATCGCTAATCTCGACCTGCGGGTCACGAAGAACGAGCTGGAAATGACATTCCTGAAAACACAGTTCTCCAGGATGGAAGGTAAGCTCGACCAGCTAGCCATTGCCCTCGATGCGCACAATCGGAGGAAGTAGGATGAGCTACGAGAGCAGGTACTTCCCCCGCGCCGAGATGGCCTGTAAATGTGGCTGCGGCGTCTGCGACGTGAGCGAGGTATTGCTGCAAAAGCTCGACGCCCTGCGGGAGCGGATGGGGCACGCCCTCCCCGTCCGCAGTGGGTGCCGCTGCGAGAACCACAACCGCGAGGAAGGCGGGAAAGAGCACAGTCCCCACCTTGCGGGGGCAGGCCGGGTGTGCAAGGCGGCGGACATTCAGGTGGGGACACCCCGCCAGGCATACTACCTCGTCGGCGAGGCGCTGGATCTCGGATTCGTGGGCATCGGCCCGAACACCCAGAAGGGCTTCGTGCATCTGGACGTGGCGGATAGTCTGCCGCGTCCTGCGCTGTGGACGTACTGAAAGGAGATCGTCATGAACGCACTCTTCGGCAACTGGCGAACGACAGTCCTGGGCATCGTTACCGGCGCGGCAACCTACGTCCTGCTGTCGGGGGTGAAGTTCCCTTCGACGAAAGCGGAGTGGGGGGCATTCGTCGTCGGATTGCTCCAGGCGGTGTGGGGCGCGATTCAGAAGGATTCCGCTGTCGGTAGCAAGGCCCCGTAATGCGTTGCATTGGGGTGAACCATGCCAATCCAGGGGACGCCCGAATTTGAGAAGTGGTGGGCCGATGGTGACATCAAACGCAACGCCCCCGACTGGGTGAAAGCCGTCGCCATGGACGCTTGGGAGATGGGGAGACGCACGCTACCCCAAGAAGTTGAACGGTTGCGTGATGAGATGCGCGGGATCTGCATCAGAATCGACTGGGCGGAGAAGAGACTATGGGAATCCCGGCGGTCTACGGATGGGTAGCAGCAATCGGCCTACTCGTTGGGTTCTCTCTCTGGCTATACTATCGGATTCGCAAATCTGCGAACACCGAGGCCGCGCTGGAGCGCGAGACGCGAGCCCGCCTTGAGGCGGAGAGAATCGCAAAGGAGCATCAGCGTGTGGCGGATATTCGTTCTCGCCCTCTTGGTAGCGGCATCGTCGTGCGCGATACGGACAAGTCAAGTCCAGCATCCCGTCCCACCAGCGATTGAACCGCTACACCTCGACCGTTGCTGGCTCGGGGTGGACGGCAAATGCACCGCCGCCTTCTCGCCGGAGCGCCGCCTACGATTCTCTCTCGCCAGCGAGACCGAGGTACGCGCCGACGTGGGGTACACCGTCGGGGCGTGGACGCTCCAGCAGGATTGGATCACCGTCCTGATCCGGGCGTATTGCGAGGGGCGGGAGACGTTGCAGATCGCCAACGGAGAGAAGGCCACCCCAGACGGGATCTGCCAAGCCAGCAAGTAGGACCGCGTTCTCTCCGCTCCCGGCCCCTCCAGGGCGCGCCGGCCCGCCCTTGGGCGATTGCCCCCCAAGACGATACATCATGTCTGCGGGCGATGTGGAGGCAAGGTGGGGCAGCTTGTACCTTTGTGAAATCCCTACCTTTTCGCGTAGTTATACCCCCTTGAAAATAGTTTGAAAAAATACTTGACAAGCGCATTCCCGTAATATATTCTCCGCTGCATGAAATACTCAATGGTTCCCGCCGAGAAAATCCGCGCCGCACTGGGGATTGATTTCGAAGAGTTCTCTTTCCGGCTCGGGTATTCCCACCCGACGTATCGCAATGCATTCAATCGAGGCTATCTCACGAAGAGGATGGCGAAGGAAATCGCACGCCGCTACCATATTGCGTTTCGGGATTTCCTGGATGGGCACAAATGACCGTCAAGCTCTTCTTCGATGAAGCTATCCGATTGGGCAAAACAACAAGGAGGATGGAGATGAAATTCCCAGGCAAGTTTTTTGAGACCATCGCCGCCGGCGACGACTCGCCGGCCACGTGGGAACTGATGGGGCGCGAACGACCGGACTTGGTGCCGTTCGCCGTCCGAATTCTGGAGGCCAGGAATAGCGCAATCGAGTACGAGCTGTCGTTGCTACACGTCACGGACGAGCAAATCGACGCGGTAGGCCAGTAGACGAGCCCCGGGGACTGAGGATCCCCGGTAAACCGCAGGCCCGGTGGCAAGCCCGGGTAAGCCCACAAGGGCAGGAGGATGGAGATGAAACGGTTGTGGCATAACCTGAACCAAAATAAATCTCGATATACTGATGACGATGCGGAACGCATAGTTGCGCGTGGATTTGTCGATGAAAATGTCCACGACGGCTTTCTCTGGTTCTCCGACCGGCCCTTGCTGAGTCGGGGACTTTTCACGGGCGTGATAGTCGAGATTCCAAGCGAGACCTGGAACTTTCTGAATATCGAAAAACACCGACGAAGGGATGACCCGATCGAAGAGTTCGGATGTCGGGTCTATGAAATCCCTCTCTCGCTCGTGAACCATTTCCCGCTCAGGGTCGCAGTGCCCCGCGAAGGGGAAGGAGTGGAGACATAACATTTCTAACCCTCTTCCCCGCCGGCTGGATCCCGGTGGAACAAGATCAACAAACCCGACCGCTCCCGCTAGGAGGCCATCATGCCCGCTTATGGTCACGTTCCCTCAAACGGCTGCTGGACAGCCGCCCCGATGGGGGTGGATGAGATCGAAGAGCGACGAGGCCGCCTGCCCTTTCTGCTGGCCGCCAGGGGTCCGAACCTCCGGGCCAGTTACGAGGCGCAGGTCGTCTTGGCGCGGGACTATCGGCTGACGCTGCCATTGCAGCTCGAGCGGTTGACACTGGCAATGCAGGCGGAGGTCATCTCTTGGGCGAAGCGAGGACCGACCCCGAAGGAGATGTTATGTCCGTCGCGCTCTGGGTTTTCTGCATCGGTGGGGCCATGAGCAGCTTGGCTTATTGCGGCGAAGCCAGGAACGGACTCGATGACCGCACGGCGCTGGAGATCCGCGCCGTGGAATTGATTGCCGACAGTTCCCCGCGGCAAAACTATGTCCGCTTTGTCGTCCTCACCACGGCGTTGCAATTGTCTGATCCGCGTCTCGGGGGCGCGAAGGTGCCGATGCCCAAGAAGATGGGATACCGATTCTATCTCCGGGAGAGCATGTCGTGACGGCCGCGATGCATTCAGCGCAATTGGATCTTCTCGACGCAGACCCCTTCTTCGCCTGGGGCTGGACCTATCGCCCGCAATACGACAAGGCCCGATTGAAGGGAAGTCTCCAGCGCGTGCTCTACTTGCTCCTCGATGGTCAACGCCACACCATGGCAGAGATCCGGAATGTCGGCGGAAGCGCGGGAGATTCGAGGCTCCGGCAATTGCGGGACATGTACAAGCTCCCCATCCCAGCCGGAGAACGGGTCAAGGGTGCCGAGGCTGGCGGTCTATACGTTTATTGGCTGGAGATTCAACGGCTTGATGAAAGGCCCGGCCACGATGGAACGCGGCCGACGAATGGGGAAACAGTGCGGAAAATCTTGAACATACGGGGAGGAAATCAACATGGCGACCATGAATGATTTTCACCGAGAGATAACTATCGGCGACAAGTACCGCCCAGCGATGGAGATTGTGGACCAAACCGAAGCCGATGCCTACTTCGAGCGATGCGTCCAACACACGATGAACTTCGGCGCGGATCGCGTCGAGGCCGAGAGGATTGAGCGAATCAACCTCGGTTATTACGCTGGCTATTACGACCGGGAAACCCAAGAACGGGTGAACCGCCTGTTTCGCACCGTGCATCCCATTTTTGGAGCGGTTCGGCCAACTGCCCGACAATGCTTTGAATCGGGAAAAAAGATGGCAAAAACACTCACGGCCGAGGCCGCTTGCTAATGACCAAAAATCTCCCCCGCGACGTGACGCTCATCAGCAAGCGCGCCCTCGGCACGGCCAGCGTGATCCGGCTGACCTCCGACGGGCGGCGATACTACCATGGGGAATCCCTCCACCGGGTTGATGGGCAGATCGAGGCCGGCTCATCCTGGCAGTACGAGAAGGCCAACTATCTGCTGATCGAGGGCCAGCGGTGGGACCTGGTGGAAAAGGTGAGGAAGTCCCTTGCGGAATACCGAACCGCACGGAAGCAGCACGATCACGACCGCGAGCGGGCGAAATGGAGGTTGCTCGACGAATGGGATGAGGTCCACCCTTCGCCATCATTGCCGAAGGTGGAGGAGATCATCAAGGAGGAAAAAAATGAGATATGAAGCGCAAGTCATTGTCCATCTCACGGAGCGGGACGTCCGCCTGGCTGCCCCGAACGGTGGGCTGACGGTCGAACTGCCGCCAGGGACGACAAAGGTCATCATCAAGGTGGAGCGGGACGGGGATAAAGAAAAGGAGGGATGAAATGGCGAAAGTGACGATGGTGCAGTTCGGCAAAGTGGTGGCGGAGGTGTTTACCTGGCCGAAGGGGGACAGGGCCAAGCTCTCCCAGATCATGCTGGAGTGGCAGACGGAGGAGCCGCCCAAGGCACCGAAGACCCGACGGGCCCTGAAGGAGGGCGTGGTCAAGAAGGGCGGGCAGAATTCGCCCCCCACGAGCCCGAGGCCAGCACCGCCGCAGGGTCAGGGAACGTCCTAACAGTTCGCTTCCACAGGGGACGTTGCATCGCCTGCTGATCGAACTCTTGAAGCGGAGTCCGGTCTTGTTCCGAGGAAAAGCTGGCACATAGAAGGGGGAAATCATGACTGAGAGCACAGCCGTAGCAGTCCCTGAGAAGTGGACCGAGGAGGTTCAGAAGTACGAGCGCGAGAACTATATCGTCTTGGCACCACGGCAACTCGGTCCGATCCCGCAATATCACACGCCGGTCCTCTCCGTGGTGGAGATTGATCCGAGCGAGGACGGGGGCGACATCTACCCGCTCCCCGGTGGTCAGAAGGTGGCCCTCACGAAGACGGCATTGGATCGGGTCAGCATGGCAGCGGACATCACCTGGATCCCGCAATTCTGCCGGCGCACCGACGACGGGAGTGATCCTGATCGAATCGTCTGCCAGGCGGTGGGGAAGATCAAGACCCTCTCGGGTGAGTGGCGCAGCATCCCGGGGGACAAGGAACTGGTGACCTCCGAGTATGAGAAGGAGCTTCGGGAGTCGGTCCCACGGCGGAAGTGGATCACCGATATCGCTGACCCGGCGAAGCGTGCGAGGGCCATTGAGGAGACGATTGAGAAGGACCTCGGGCAATACCGGAAACACCGCCACGCACGGTGTATGAGCGGTGCGATGAACAACGCGATCAAACGCGCACTCGGTATCAAGAGCGGATACACGAAGGCCGAACTGGCCAAGGCGAAGAACCGGCTGGTGGTCCCGAAGATCGTCTTCACTCCGGACTATGATGATCCCGTCGTGAAGCAGCACATGTTGGCGGTTTACACCGACACGGTCAAGGAGCTGTATGGAGCCGGGCCAGCGAAGGTGTTGGCGGCCGAGTTGCCCCCGGCTCTCCCCCCTGCTCCAGACGAGCCTGACGACACGCCGCCTCCAGGCCCTGCGGGCGGGGCTTCGAGCAGTGGGAACGGCGGGCGAGCATCCGAGGATCGGGCCGCCGGGGATACTCCCCCACCCCCCGATAGCGTCCTCCTGTTCACCGAGAACTACGCGATCGAGGCCAAGGCCGGAAGCCCAGAGGTCAAGGCTGAGGCCATCAAGGCGCAGGTCGAGGCGCTGGAGGTTCTTGCGAAGCGCAAGGGGTACGAATTCAGTCGCTTAACAAAACCCCTAACGGAGTTCAGTCGTCAGCAACGGCACGGCTTTTTCGAGCATCTCAAGGCCATGCCCGAGGTGGAGCAGCAGGCCGCGTTGCCCTGGGGGTAAGGGGCCCAGACCTCCGGGAGTTCCAATCGGTTCCAATAGATTCCAAATCGGTTCCAAGGGAGGTGATGCAAGTGGACAAGAACGTGAGGCAGGTCACGCTAGCGACGTTGGCGGGCGGGGCAGCGGACGAGCTGTTCATCGACGCCCTCGCCAAGATCAACGCCAACGTCCAGGACCTCAACACCGATCACCGCGTCAAGCGAAAAATCATCCTCGAATTCACCATTACGGCGGATGAGGAGCGGCGCATGGGCGATATCACGGTCGCCTGCAAGGTGGTCGAGGCGGGCGTAAAGGGCCTGAAGGTCGGCGTCTATTTCGGGCATCAGGACGGCATGCCGGTCGCCGTCGAGGCGCCCCGCCAAGATGATCTGTTTCCTACTCCGAAGAGCCTACTTAGAGAGGCCGGCATCAGTCAGGGGACTGGAGTTGGCTCTAGCCTATGAAAGGAGACCTTATGGACGGGACGTTCGTAGCTGAAATGAACAGCCGATTTTCAAAGCCGGCAGTGATGACGATCGAGGGCAGGGAACGGCTTGCCCTGCCGCAGGGATGGACAGATGCGACTCCGAAGCAATCCACCACCCAGGCGCTCCAGGTCGGCACGCTGACCGGGCTCATGGACTACCTCAAGTCCAACGTGGACGGGCTTGCCTTTACCGACCTGCTGGTCCACGTCAAGGATCCG